TTTCTATAGCATTATAAATATCTTCCAAAAAACAAGCTTTTAGCAAAACAAAATAATTTATACCGTCGCCGATTTTTTCTTCTACCATATTCTCATCCGGCAAAATTCCGTACTTCTCATACTTCTCAACCATATCCGTTATACTTACTAAATGTTTTGCAAACATCCCCCACAAAGCATACTCTTTGGTATTACACCTCATAACCTTTTTAGCTTGCTCAAAGTTATGCAGCTTATCATCTTTACTTGAATATTCTCTTGACTTCTTTTGCAATACACCGTTAATATCTGCAATACATCCTTCAACTATCGTCTTAAATTCTTCGCTATTCATTTCCTTTCTCTCCTATAAAAAACTCTATTATTGCTTCTTTTAAAATTATAATTAACAACTCTACAACACAGAACAAAAAGCAAAATGGTATCAATAATAACATTAGTTCTTTTTTACTATATCCCGGCTTATTATCTGCTATTCTTTGAAAATGTGATAAATAAACGACAAAGACAAACAAATAATTAATTATCAACAAATTTTCAATTATCATTTCTTTTCCTTTTCATATTCTTTATAATTTCAGTTTGTATTTTTAAAACATACTCACAAGATTTTTTACAATCCATACATTTACTTTTATCTTGGCAATCCGTACAAGGATTCTGCATAGCAAAATAACATATTCCCGGATCAAAAAGTTTTTTCATTTCAAAATCTTTTTCTTTTACAATTATCACATTACTGTCTTTACTTTCATCGTTATAAATTATCTCTATCGCATCAAGCATCCCTTTCAAATAGTTTTCCCGTCTTACTCTTAAATAATCCGGCTCTATTTTTCTTTCCATACAAACATCGTTATACTCTTTACTTATATCCTTAAACATCTCAATTACTTGCTGCTTATTTTTCATTTTCTTCTCCTATCCGTTTTACACTGCTTGCAAAAATTAAATCATCAACATATATCCCTGCTCCGTCAATAAATACTCCGTTATCCAAAGGTTCAACTAATTGCTCTGGTATCAAACTACCTTTCGGTATTACATTATCTTTATCGTTTATACTTGAGCAAATATCTTTTATTACAACAAACATTATTTCCCCATTTTCTCTATTTGATCTGTTATTATTCGTACCGATTCAAACACATACTTTTCCAAATTGTTAAATTTATTTTCAAAATCTCCTATTTTCTGCATATCATCCGTTACTTGTTTAGATACCAATTCTGTTAACTCTGCATAACCCTTAACATTAGCTTCGGCACTGTTTTGTATAATCCTCAATATATCGTTATTCTCTTTCTCAATATGATACTGAGTTTGTAAAAGCTCATGCTCCAACTTTTTTATCTTATTGCTTAACCTTGTTACACAAATACCTAAAAAACAAACAACAAAAATCATTAAAGTCATTATCTCTTGCATCTGTTATCTCCTTACAATTTTTCAAATTCTTTTTGCAATTCTTTTAACTCTTTCTCGCATCCGCTCTTTTCTGCTTCAAGTTCTGTTACTAATATTTTCAATAACTCATCGGTTATAACACAACTAATATCAATGCTTGAATACATATTGCTTGGCGGACGGACCTCAATCACACATTTATACTTACTTTTAGCAATATCTTTTAAATATTTTATCTTCTCGTTTGTTTTATCAACAATTCTTTGATCTAACGACATATCTTGTTTTATTGTTACTGCTTTTCTAAATGTTTTTTCGTCCATCTTCCACCCCCAAAAATTCAACTATTTCTTTGGCTAATTCCATATTATTCTGCCAACATACTTCTTTTTGCACCTTTGTTTCCCACTTACAATATTTCATTTCGTCTTTGATTAACACTTGTGCTACCTTTAATATCATTTGCTCTTTGGTATCTCCGTAATTCCCTTTTTCTGTTTTCATTTTGCAATTATCACATCCACCATCATTAACTTTACAAAAACCTGTTATTCCTACATAAATAGGACAATTTAATACTTTATCCACCATTACTATTGCATATCTTGCCTTAACATCCTTTGCCATACCTACCCCCATTAAAATAATTTTAACTGTCTATTATATTCTTCTAACCTTCTACAACTTATCTCGTAATATTGCTTATCTTTTTCAATACAAACAAATCTTCTTTTAAGTTCGCTGCATGCTACTGCTGTCGTACCGCTGCCACTAAAACAATCTAAAACTAACTCATTTTCTTTACTGCTATTCTCAATCAAAATCTTAAAAATCGTAATCGGCTTTATTGTCGGATGAATATATAAATTTTTATCTTTAATATTTATCGGCTCATGAAAAATTGTTTTAGCTCTTTCATAGCATTTAGGTTGACAGTACCCCCCCCCTACGAAAATATAAACAATACTCTTTATCCGTCAGATATTTATTGTTAAATGTAGGCATAGCATTATCTTTTTGCCAACACAAAATATCAAAGCTGCAATTATTCTTTGTAACAAAAAACTCTAAATAATCTATTATCTGTGCTTTATTGCACCATATATAACAATTCACTTTGCCTTGAAGTCGTATAATCTCTTTGCAAAATTCAAGCGATACACCTTCTGTTATACCTGCTTCTTTTATTTCGTTGTGCATCTGTTGAATAGATTTTGCAAAGTTGCTTTTTCCGCCTGCTTTTGTATTTTTAATCAGATACGGCGGATCGGTTAACACCAAATCAACACTTTTGTCCGGAAGCTGCTTTAAAACATTTAAACAGTCATCGTGTACAATCTTATTTTCTATATCTTTTATCTCTATCATAATCTCCCTTCCAATCTAATATCCTTACCTTTCAACTCAATAATGTTTACATACTTGTCGGTATCCACACCGTTATCATGACACATATACCCGGTACACATGCCGACAATACGACTCTGCACCCTGTTATCGTTTATCTGTGCAATAGATATATTCGCCGTTACAAAAATCTTTTTACCTTTCTTTTTTTCAATTCTTCTTTGCAATATCCCGTACAAAATATCAATAGCATCATCTTTACTGCCAACACTGCCGAAATCATCAATAAACAAACACTCACATTTTGAATATTCATCAAAAAAATCTTCTTTCTTAATTCCTCTGTCTTTGTAGTTTTTAAGTTCTGAAGAATACCTTAACAACCTTACACTCTTACCTTGCATAACACAATCTCGCAAAGCACTAACTAACAAGTGAGTTTTTCCTTGCCCGGCAGCACCGTAAAGATAAACACCTGTATCGTCATTAACAAACCTTTTTGCAACCTTCAAAGCTAAATCAACATTAGCAACACTCTCTCTTACTTGAAAATTATCAAAACTCATATGTCTATATCCCAAAGGTAAAAGATAATCTAAATACTGTAATCTTCTTCTGTGAGCTTCTTTTTGGCTCTGACAACTGCTGCATAATATATCTTTCTCACCTTGCATATACTTTACTCTCGCACCGCAAACATCACATTTTCCGTCTATAAGTTCTTTGTATTTATTATTAATTCTTTCAACCACACTTTTAAGATCTTCTTCCACTTAAACCCCCTTATGCTTTAATTCCTATATTCTCATAAGCACCGCTGTTACTGTTTGCAATAAATCTTCCGCCGCCTTTTTGTTTTAGCTCAAACAATCCGGTCCATCCGTTAGCAATAGTATTATCAACAATCTGCTTTGCGGTTTCCGCATCACCGTTACACCACTTTACAAACCTGTTATAAATAATTCCTACACTCTGTTGGCTTTTATAATTCTTTTTGATAGTTTTTCTGTACTGCAGATATCTGAAAAATTCTTTATCAACTTCGTTTTTAATTTCAAAAGCTACGGAAGCAGCTGCTTTTTTTTCGGTCGGCTTTTCTTTTTTTATATTTTTTTCTTTTAAATTATTATTATTTATATTATTAATATTATTAAACAATTCTTTTTCTTTTGTACACTTTTCTTTTTCTTTAATTTGCCGATTGTCATTTTTTGACAAGCGGTCATTTTGTTGAAAATTCAACTCGTTTTGTTGTTGCTCCGTTTTTGTGCCGATTGTCATATTTTGACATACGGTACTTAAAATATACTGATATCCGGCAAAAGCTCCGTTGTTGCGGATCTCTTTACGGCTCAAGTATCCGCAATCAATTAACTCTTTCATATACTTGGAAATTGAGTGATCGCTTTTAATTCCTAAAGCTTCTTTGATATCGCTGTTATAAAAACTCCAACAACCTACTTTACTTGCCAAATAACAATAAATTCTTACCGCCGTAGCACTTACCCTTTTATCAGTAATAATAATGCCTAAAATCATAATAAAATCAGTTCTAACAACAATCTTGTTTTGTTTTCCTTCCTCTAACAAATCAAACATTATTTTTACTCCTTATTTTATAGACAGTTCTCTCCCGTTCATAAAAAACATTGTCTTTTATTGACTTATTTTTACTCTTAAAACAACTTAAAAAACCAACTAATTTTTAATTCTTTTTCATTGTTTAAACTCCATTTGTTTATCTTCATTAGTCAACGGCAACTCTTTAACAACTTCATGAGTTTGCGGATGATATATTGTTTTTGTGTCGGTATCGTAATTAAACTGACACTCACACTGTACAGTCCTTAACTCTCTGCCGACTCTTATCTTTGTTCTCAATTTATAATTATCTAAATTTAGCTGTTTAATCTGTGTCTTTAGTTCGTCAGATATTTGTTTTTTCTTTGCTAAAAGTTCATCAATTTTATCAAGATTCTCTAAATGCTGCTTTTTCAATTCTTCAATATCTTCTTCGCTTAACTGCCACTCAACTTCACAATCAACCATCGTTGCTTCTATTTGCTCTGTTTCTGGCTTAACTTTCTTGTTTTTCATTTCCGTTTACTCCTTTATATTTTTTATATGGTCCTCTCTTTTCAAACACCTTTCTCGGCAAAAGCTTTGCTTCAATAAAATAATGCAGCTTATTTGGAGTCCACTTTAACTTATCGGCAATATCAACAATTTTCATCGTCTTGTAATTCGCTAAATAAAACTCAACTATCTTTTCTTCTTCTTTATACTTTGAGCTGTTCGCACATTTGTTTTCACCAAACACAACAATATTTTTTTTCAAACACATCAAATCTACAACACCTTTCTCATCCGGCAAGTATTTGCTGTACTCACAATTAATACATTTCATCTTTATTCTCCTATGCCGCTCTAAATCCGCTCAAAATACTCGGCTTTTTAAATTTCAAACTCTTTTGCTGCACAGTATAATAAAGCTTCTTTCCGTAACTATCTATCATCCTGTTAACTTCTGCTGCTCTTTCTTCAATAGCTTTTATATATTCTTCATTTCTCGGTACTCTCTGTATTATCGGTCGCTCCATCGTTGAATAATTCACATAATCACACCACAACCTTTTTGCAACCCACATATTAAATTGCATCTGAGTATAATGTTGCGGGCTTATCTTTGGATGCAATTGCAGTTTCCAAAAGTTCTGCTCATTAGGACACTTTATTTCTATCATCCCATCCGTACCAACCAGACCATCCGGGCTTGATCCCGCATACTCGTTATGCTCAATAAACCCAACATGTATAACCTTATTGCCCGTTTCAAGCTCGTACTCTCTGCAAGCTATCGGCTCAAGGTCAATTCCTCTTTGCAAATCTTCGGTCCAAAACCTGTTCGGCACACATTTTCCGGTCAACCTTTCAAGTGCTTTTTCCATAATGTACTGATGAGCCGTACAACTGTTGTGCATCAATACATGAAAATTACTTGCCGTCAACTTACCACACCTTAAATCGTACCACTGCTTACTTCTTTGCTCACAATAAAAAATTTTCATATCAGATCTCCTGTTTCCCTTTTTGCCTGTGTGATAGGAGTTGCACCTATGCCTTGAAGTAATCATCTTCTATGTTACCACCACATATAAATTGATTAGTTTTATATGCTGTAACAGTCGCTTGTTCTCACCAAGCCGCTCTACTACTGAGCTACACACAGTCAATCATTTTTTTATTTGTACGGTAACAAAGTTACCACAATTTCCCAAAAGCAATAGCATGTCTTAGTTTTTGCTTTCTTGAAGCTCCAACCGTTCTGCCGCACACAACTCTTACATCTTTAAAAAATACATTGTTTGTCAAACTTTCTCTTGTTGTACCTTTTAAAAACCTTGCTACTCTCTCAATAAAACCTGCAACTCTTATTTGTTCCGGAGTATATTTACCCATTTTTTACATCTCCTATATACTTAAAAATTACTGCCGTCTTATCTTTCCTTGCAAACTGTCCGCAAGCATACTCATCCGGACAATGCCGCTCTTTTCCGTTAAAATAACAACCGGTACACTTCCATACAATACCTGTCGCTTTCGTAACCTTCAAAACAACCTTATCACCTGTCGCAAAATTAAAATATTCAAAACTTTTACCTATCTCTATCGTTTTTGCCATACTAAAATCCTAAAATCACCAAAAGACAAATTGCTGCAAAAGCAACATAAGCACATATTTCACTTAATATCGCTCTGTTTTTTAATTGTCTTTTTGTTTTATATTTTTTTATATTCGGCATATTATCTCCTGAATTTAACATACAAACAATAATCTTTGTTTTTAAAATATTTTTTCATTAAACTTTCTTTCTCAAACCCGAACAGCTTTGCTAATCTGTGTCCTTGCTCAAAACTATCTAAAATCTCTATCTCCAATCTGTCCGGAGCATACTCATCATAAAGAATTTTTAAAATTCTTATTATCTTAAACATCTGCTTTCCGGCATCGGCGGATATAAAACTTTTAAATTGTCCTCTGCCATGCCAAAAGATAACAGCTTTAAAAATCATATACACATTACCGTTATCATCAACGATACTATGCATACCTTCAATGTCTATATTGGTAAACTCATCCGCTTGCTCCGGCTGAATCTTTATCTTGTCTAAATGATCCTTAATCGTTTTAACAACTTGTAACATTACACACCCCTAATATATTTATCTGCTTCAGATCTAAATTGTTGTACTTTGGCAAATACCGCAGATGTTACGAATAACAACAATTTCTTTGTTTCCTTTTTGTACGGTATTTGTTCTCTGTGTACTAATCTCATCATCGTGTTTGTGCTTTTGATTCCAAACACCTTTTTAATATCCTTCATAGTCATAAACTCACCATAATCTTTTATATTCACTTTTGTTCTCCCAACAAACTTAATGCACTCAACCATAACTGTTCCATCGTTCTGTTAAATGCAACAAACTTAATCTCGTTAATACCTACCACAAAACCAACTTTTCCTTTATTATGAAAAACAATATTTTGTATTATCACCATATCTTCAAAGCTCTCGCACTTAAAATTATTTTGAAAACATAACAAAACAAATTCGCTAAAAGTTTCCGGTACTTCTATTTTTTCTAAATTATCAAAAGATTTATTTATAACAACTTTATTTTTCATACCGCAGATCTCCTTTTTAATTTGCTAAAAATCTAAAATTATTTCTTACTTTAAAAAGTCTTTTTACTTTGTTTTTTGCTGCAACATATTCGGCAGCAAGAGCATAATCATAACTGTCTAATGTAGGATAACCCAACTGTCCGGCAATCTTTGCCGCTCCTTCAACTTCTTTTTTGTACTTTCTTAAATCTTCAATCGCATACTTAATCTCTATTCTTCTAATCTGTTTAATAAATTTTTTCTGATCATCACCAATTCTGAATTGTAAATTGTGTCTGTAAATAAACAGATCTTCCAAATCGCATTGATATTGACCGTACTCGCTTTCTAACTTGTTATGTATCACCAAACTTTTAAGTACCGGACCGCCATTTTCTTTTATCATCTCTCTCATTTTTCCGATAAGCTCTTTTGCATAACTTAATTTACTGCCCGCTTTTACAACTTTGTGTGCAATTCTTTCTAAATAATTCATACCGCAGATCTCCTTTTTTAATTTTTAAGCACAAAAAAACTGAGTAACAAATTGCTAAATTTTACTCAGTGTGCTATACTTATATATTGGGAAACAGGCGGAAAAGTTGGCGATATTGCTATCGTTACCTTTTCCGTCTGATAAAGCTGATGGATCTGCGGAAACACCAGCTATTATTTTAAAGTTTGTTGTTGTGTCGTTTGTGTCAATTGTTTTGCTAAGATAGTTTTTTGTTACACCGCAGATCATATCTTTACTCCCGAATCATATTTATCAAAATGTTAGCATTTTGATAGCAATTATATAGCATAGTATTTTTTATTTGTCAAGTATTTTTTTTACAAAGGAGGTTTTATGCTCGGTAAAAAACTAAAAGAAGCGATAAAAAAAGCCGGATATACACAAGAAGAATTTGCAAAGATATTAAAAACAAACAGAGCTTTAGTTAGTCAATGGATAACAGGATATCGCAATCCGTCAGCCACGACATTAAAAAAAATTTCAAAAGCTTTAAATGTACCGATAGCATTTTTTCTTGATAACTCGGTAACTACGGGCGATATATCCGCAAGAGATATATCTATAAACTCTCAAAATTTGCAGACGGAAAACAGATTGTTAAAGAAGGAAATAGAATTGCTCAAAAAAGAATTACAACTCACCTTAAAAGAAAGAGGTAAAAAATAATGGAAAATTTTGTATTAAATCTTACATCTGTTATTTTGTCACACAAAATAGTATCGGTCTTGCTTTTAATTGCTACGATAATTGTTTTTATCAAAATCAAAAATAAAAAACCTATAAACAAAGAACATTGTCAAAAAATGAAACAACAATGTTTGGAAGTATTAAATAGCTTTTCAATAGTATCCGCTATGTATCCGAGAGTATCACCGACAGTGTTTAAATTAGCAACAGAATATATCCAAAATTTAAAATTAAAAGAGTTTCAACTTTTAAACGATAGTTCTGTAAGAGGATATATTTATAGTGTTTTGTACACTATACCACTAAGAGCAATACCCCGAATAACAAACCAACCGACAAATGCAATTAATTATGAAATTGCCGGTTTTTGCATACAGTATATAGATTGTTATTATGAGGAATTTCCTTTTATCCCGGATGAAAAAATAAAAGATTTAAAATACAAAGTCGTTAAAAAATACAAAACAACCGATAAAGATTTCATAGATACATTTATAAACAAAAAGGAAATAACAAAATGAAATACTATCTCCAAAAAATCGGCAAATCATATTATAAATGTTGGTACACAAAACAAAACGGCAAATATGATAAACATCGTCAAACATTAGGACCTATCAGTAAATCTTTAGCGGATGAGATCATAAGAAAAATTAATGAGGATATTATCCGCAACAGATACAACCTTGCTCCTCGTGATCGCAGCTTCAACGAATTTGTGGAAGAATTTAAAAAATTCCGTCAAACACTCCCGGCAAAAACACAAGACAGAGATTCCGGCATAATCAACAAATTTATGAAACTAACAAATATATCGTATATATCCGAATTTAGTTTGAAGTTAGTTGAAACATATATCGGTCAACGAAAAGCACAAAATCCAAACTTACGAAATGCAAGTATCAATAAAGAATTAAATACACTCTCCATGATGTCAAAGAAAATGAAACATTGGCACTATACGGACCGAAATGTATTAGAAGATCTCCAACGATTACCGGAACAAGAAGTGATCCCGAAATTTTTTACAGACACCGAATTGCAAACCATATTTAAAACATTTACTTCCGGCTGGCTCACAATGGCATACTTAGGATACTATTGCGGCTTACGATTAGAAGAAGCTGTTGCCGTAACAACAGATAATATTCTATGGGATACACATACTCTTGTATTGGTAGCATCCAAAACCGGCAAAGAAAGAGGCATACCGCTTGCAGCACCCATATATAATTATTTATTAGATCTTAAAAAGAAAAGATGTTTTGTAAAAGATAAACATATCGTACAGTTTCCAAAAGCACAGATAAAAAGTACACAGTCAATATCGCATATCTTTCAAAAGAAGTTAAAAAGTTTAGGTATCAAAGATAGATCTTTCAGAAGCTTCAGACACACCTTTGCCACACATTTAAGAAGGGCAAACGAAAATCAAGCAAACATAAAAGATCTTTTAGGACACAGCAGCTTTGAGATGACAAATCGATACGGACATGCAACACCGAATAAGAGCTTACAAGAAGCTGTTGAAAAACTTAATATTATAGGGCAAAAATAGGGCAAAATATATACAGTTATCGTCTAAAAAGTTTTTCATCTTCAGGGCGAATAAGGCGATTTTTATACATTCAACAAATATCGTCTTAAAATAACACTTATCGTCTTGAAATATCATAAAACAATATTGTGCCAATTGTGTCAATAAAATATTATTATTTCAAATTATAGGGCAAAAATAGGGCAAAACAAAACAGCAAAAAAAATCGCAACAAATCAGATCCTTTCAAAATGTTCCGGATCTACAAAAGTTTCATCTTTAAAATTGTTGTTTCTATTCCAATCGCCACCCCACCGAAACCTACTCTTAATAACACCAAAATTAAACAACTGAGCAGCAATAGCCAAAAACCAACCGGCAAGATAAGCTTGTCTTTGTTTATCGTTCCAATCAATCGGATACGGAGTTATATCAACCGCATCGCTCCTATCTCTCTTGACACCAATCAAATGTTTGCTATCCATAGTTTTACTTTTGCCTTCCGCAACAAATCTCCGCTGCTCCTCAACGGTCCGGATAGTAGAAGATAACACAGTAAAATCCACATACTTTATCAACTCATTACAAACAATAATAATATCCGGATGACACTTACTAAGCAGATCAGAGCTTTTTTTACTAAACTTTGGCATCTGATACCTCTCTTAACGGACAACTTTCAAACTTTGTTCTTCCGTTCCTATATTCTTCAACCGACATAAAATCTTTTATAACACCACATAAGATAGCACCATTTGTTACAACTCTATAATCGCATTCTTTACAACTTGTCGGTATTTTTTCCATATTAGTTTTTATTATTATCATCTTGTTCTATCCAATGGCACATACTAAGCAATATAACTCTATCTATATCGCAACAATAGTATGAGCAATATTCATATCCGTTATTGTTCTGCACAAAGTAAGGACAATTAATACACTTAATCATTTATTTCATTTTTCCCTATTATTTTGAAATAACGACACCTACTAAAAGACCTAACACCAAAGCACCGACAATGCTATATTTGTATATTGATTCTCTGCTTTCGTATCTGCTCAACAAGTTTTGATAATTCTTTTGTTGTTGCTCCATTGTTAGATATTTCTGCAAGTAACTGTTCTCTAATGTTTCTAATTCTATCGTCTGTTGATTTAATAAGTTCGTCAAGTTCTCGTTGTTTTT